TAAGGTCTCAATTGGTATGCAACTTTAATCTTAGAGCCACCCCAAATGTTACATGAAGTTGGATTAAGAGGATTTTTCTTTGCATCAAAGAGTGCAGGTCTTTGACTAAAGGGTTCTTTAGTCTTCCTGTTCACTCCAGTAGCTTTCATTTTAAATTTAAAATTAACAAACCCACCTTCTTCAGAATATGGACTTGGTGCTACTTTTACAGTTTTACCTTTAAGTTCACTTTCAGCTTTAGAAATACTATCTTGCATAGCTTTCTCAAATTGTGCAACCATCTTAGTTGCTCTACCTTGTGATACTTTTAAGATAACTTTGTATTCACCATTTTCGTTAAATTTAACGTCAGGTTTATTTAAGTGTGGGTATATAGCTTCTCCCAATTCACTTATGTATGTGGCTTCATTCATATTTGTACTCCTTTGTTACGTTTGGTTAGCCATAGGTGGCACTTAATCAACACAGGTGTCGTTGACTGAAGTTTAAAAAAACTAAACACAGAAAAAGATTGATTTTTTTACCTGCTCTAAATCTAGATTTCCTTTTTCAGGTAATGGTGGAAATTTTTTCTGGTTTTTTTCAGATAACATTTGCTTCATCTCCATAGCCCAATTAGCTAAAATATCTTTATTGTAGATTTCACAAAACGCTTCTCTTAAAGCCAATGACATATTATCAGCATCAGGTGCTAGAACTCCAAAGCTGTCATGGATTAAACTAAAGTTATCTATTCCAAGTTCAGAACCTTTAACAACTGATAAACTTAATACTGAACTGTCTAATTGATGGATTAGATTAGGACATATAGATTGTTGGGTCTTTCTTCTGTCTATTTCTTCAGTCTCCGAACTAACAGACAACTTAATAATACTATCACCCATCTTAGTTTTAACTCGCTTACTTTCTTTTTTGTAAGCTGACATCATAATGGGTAGACCTAATGGACTTGTCCAAGCAACCGGTAAGTTTTCTGATGCAACAAGTTTTGCTACATCTTTTAAAAACTTCATTATATCTTTAGCACCAACAATAACTTCATTGATACTTTTCCATACAATTTTAGTTAAATAATAAGTTGACTTAAATAAATCATCACCAAAATTATGAGGTTTGTTATTTTCAACTAATTCTTTTTCAACATGGTCTTGGATATATTGCCTACAGGAATATTGAGTAAGACTGTAAGGTAAACACATGACAGGTTTCTTACAAATCTTTCTATCTATTCCATACTCTAACCATTCTTTTGCCATTGGATTTGTTTCTTGTTTTAATTTATCAATAACTTTTTCTGCAACTAATCCATAGACATCATTAGGCTTATTTGATGGTACTAAGTTTGTAGCTTTACCACCTACTTCATCTCTCATCATAGCTGAATAATGTTGTAGACCTGAGTTAGAACAATCAGAATGTATTGGTAATGTAGTTATAAACTTAGGGTCAAAATCAGTTTCAGCAAAATCTCTATATTCAATACACCATGCTAAAAATGAAAATGGTTTATCAGCTTTACACCACCATGTATCTTGTAATGGATTATTTGCAGTAGAAATAATTTTATCTGCATTATCAATTACCCATTGTCTTCTAATTGGTAATTCTTCTTTATCAGTTTCACCAAACAGACCTGCACCTGCTACAGCAAAATTATTAAATGCTTCTTCAGTTGCTATAGGTTTACCAAACTTAAATTTAATTAATGCTCTTGCATAGTCAGCACTTTGTGGTGAAAGCATTGGTGACTTAGGATATATCCTACCTCTAAAGTCCAATTGATAAGGATACCAAAAACCAATATCTAAAAATTTTTTAGCTTCCTCAAGAATTTGTCTTATCTGAATATATTTAGATTTAGACTTTGCTCTTTCTTTGTAAACATTAGAGGCTTCTCTTTTCCATTTTGTTTTAGCTTCTTTGTTAATAGCTATATCAAATGGTTTAGGTGGTAGAGGAATGTCCTCAGGATTAATAGGTAACTTTCCAAGTTGATAACTATTTAGAATACAAGTTTCTAAAACATCAAATACAGGTTTATTAATTACCCATTCAGTTTTTTGCATGATATTTACAGATTGACTTACAATCGGAAACTCATGCCATCTGTTGTTTAGTTCTTCTAAATATCTTTTATTTGTTTGTTTTATGAAATTGTAGTGCATTAGCTATCTCCTCAGGTTTGTTTTCTTTGTTGAATTTCTTTCCATAATAACCACCGGTAAAAGGTGATGACCAATCTCTTGGTGGTGCTACCATTGGTAAATATTTAGGAAAAAGAAGTTCATTTTTGATATTAAAGTTTTTAATTTCTTCAATAATCTTAGGTGTTGCTTCAACATAAGTTACAGTTTTGTCTTTCCTATGCTTTCTATTTTGATGCTTAATGAGACCTAGTTTTTCTAAGTAACTAATCATCTTTACACCTAAGTGTATCTTCTCCACATTACTCCAATCATCAAATCTAAGACCATTTCTATTCATCATGTAAGTCCAAACTCTTGATTTATATTGATACCTATTAGCGTTCTGAGGAATGTTTTTACCTGCTAATTTTCTTGAGGTTTTTAAATAGCTATCTTTATTCTGCTCTTTAAACTGAGTAATCCTAGCTTCTTGCATTAACCCAGTAGCTATTTGTATAGATAATTTATTAATAGTAGTTTCATCAGAAATACCATCAATTACATTTTTAAGAATAATTAAACTGCAAGTATCCCATATTTCAGGTTTATCTTCTAAAAATACTCCATTATCAAATGCTGAAGTAGGTAGGCATTGACATATTATTTTTAAAGCTGTTTGATGATTACCTGCCTTACCACTACTCATAAGTCTAATATCTTCATTAATTAATTTAGATACTTCTGTGATATATTTTTGTTGAAGAACAAGACCATACAAAGTTGTACTTTCTTGTCCTTTGGCTTTGGCATCATTAACAGTTTTCATATATCTGTTAGCACCACCTCTAAGCATATCTTCTTCATGCTCTAATTCTTTTTGAATTATTTTTAAGTGGTTTTCTTTGTTGGCAAATTTACCGCCTACCCCAACTCTTACTAATTCTTCTAGTTGTAGTTGGAATGGTGTCTTATGTATTTCTGCGGACATAGTGAGAACATCTCCTTGTAAAATAACGACACAGGTGTGCGTCTACTGATGGTTTTTGTAGAACGTCTACAAGACCACCACAGATGTGTTGTTGAGTTTAAATTGAATAAACCTGTTGGTATTAAATAATAATTACCACAAGTGTTGTTGAGATGAAAAGTGCAGTTCTTCCTAAGACCAACGCCATACGTTTTTTCCTTATAGACCACACTTTCCATATTAGCAATCGTAGACGAAGTAGACGTATCGTAGACGATTGAGTAGACATTTTTATCTACATTTTTGGTAGGCGAGAAAGGACTTGAACCTTCACCACTTGCGTGACCAGTTCCTAAGACTGGCGTGTCTACCATTCCACCACTCGCCCAACTTTTAAAATGTGGATTGATAACACTTTTCATATTTATTTCAACGCCCTTCTGCTGTTGTGACCAATCATTGAATTATCCTCAATAATTGTATCTTTACTATCATCAATTCTATTATTCTCTAATGCCAATATAGCATTTTGAAGAACTGTAGAACTAGACTTAGTATAATAAGTCAGCGTTGTTTCGATTACAGAATGACCTGCAAGTTCCATAGCAACTTTAGGATTTACATTCTTCTCAGCTAGACGTGTAATAAAAGTATGTCTAGTTGTGTATGGTGTAAACTTTTGATTGAAGTTACACATTCGAATGTACTTGTCCCAATTACTTCTTCTTTGAGTTGCTGAAGTTGGGAACACTTTTCTGTCTGACCTAGACTGAGCATCTTTTAAACGTCTTCTAGCTATCTCAATACATCTTTGTGTTAATGGTATTTCAACAGAAAAACCTTTTGTTTTACTTCTCCAAAAAGTTACTGTGTTTCTACCGAAGTCAACATTATCAATTGTGAAATTATCAAGTTCACCTTCATGTCTCATTCCAGTATCAAATGCCCAAGCCCAATGGTCATACCAAAACTGGTCACCGCATTTATTAATTAAAGCTAAGAATTGTTCTTGCTCAAATTCTGCAAATGCAGGTTTACGTTTAGTTTCACCTCTAGGCAAATCAATGATACCCATGTTCTTAATTCTAGGGTCAGGATTAATTAATTGGTCATTAGCAAGTAATCGTTTTTTCAACGCATACTTTTTAATGCTTCTCAACACACCTAATCTTTTGTTAATAGAATTGTTGCTGACAGTTCCAGTCATATTCTTTTCACGTTCAGCAATTTTTTTAGCAACCCATTGTTTGAACTCATCAATCATTTCTTCTGACCAATTAGCTAAAGATTTGTCGTAACCAAAATATTCTTTAAGGTCATTAAAGAAGTGCTTAACTAAGTACTGTTGTTTAGTAGATGCTAAACCCCATTGAGATTGAAACATCATATCGAACACACTACCAAGTGTACCTGTGCCAACAGCTTTTGGTTTATGAAAAGATGTAAAGTTAGGATTGCTTAACTGTTCAGTAAATTGTCTTTTAACAGCTAAAGCATTTACAAGTGTATCTTCAAATGCAGTTTTCATTTCTGCATCAGTCATACCTTTTGTAATACCTAAGTTTATTACTTTAGTTAATGTAGTTGGTTTACCATTAACCATCTTACTTTGTTTTACATACAGGTTCTTGTCTCTATGCAAAGTTATACCTTGTGGACAATTAGACTGAATGTAAGTTTTAACTTCAGCTTTTAATTTAATCAAACGAACCTCCTGACATTGCTGATTTAAGTGTTCTTTCTAGAACAGTTCTTGGTTTATCTTTCCATTCGGCAGTAGAGCCTATGAATAGTTTTTGTAACTTACGACCAGATTGCGTTAACTTAATCCAAGTATACTTGTGTGACTTACCATGTGGATTATCAACCATATCTAAAAAGCCATAGTCATTTAACCTACTCATATTTCTTACTGTTGATGTAGTAGATATTGAAACACCGAATAATTTAAAATACCATTCTGAAATTACTCTTGTGTTTAGTTCTTCATCTGGCAAACAACAGATTGTTTTAAAAACTAAAACAGTCTGATTGGGTACGCCATTTGTAAATGAAGTCGCTTCAGATGAAACACTTTTAGATGCTTTCTTAATAGCATCATTAAAAGCGTAATCGAACTGTATATTACTTATTGTGCAACTCAACGACATTTTTATCCTCTCTTTTTAAGTTTATAACTCTCAAAGTTTTAGGTTCATTATGTCGTATCTGTGTCTGCGTAATTAAATTAGTCAGCATAGACAATCTCGGGTCAACAAATAAGTAATCAACATTATCATGTTGGTTAGTGTCCTTGTTTTTCTCAAAGGTATACCTAATGTTGCAGTCACCAATTTTAATAGAGGTAGTTTTTTCAGTACCATCATTAATCTCATTAGTCTTACAATAAAAAGGTAAAGACCCTAATGCACTAGCATATACTAATTCATTGGGGTATTGTCTTCTTAAGTCTGTAATGTGATAATCAAAATCATTCACTTTATTACCAAACTTATTTCTACTTAACTTCCACAATTTACACACGACTTCAGCTATTTTCATAATCAACTTGGTTGAAAGTTTTGTGTTCAACTTCTTTAACCATATTTTTCTTATTACCATATTATTTTTATCCTTATATATTATTTATTTTTATATTTTACACAAGTATCAACAACACTAAGGTTTGTTTGCTTTATTAAATTGTAGTTTAATAAAATTATTCTGACCATAGTGATTTGTTTGTAATTTATTTTTTTCATAAACACAAGTGTCAAAGACACTAATATTCTTAACATTAAAATGATTCTAATTAGCAAAAAATAGATAGGCTTATATAGAATACTAATAGAACGCTTTAGACCTTGTGCTTTCGCAATTACTATCATCAACCCTACTCTAAAAAGTCTTCAGGTGTTTGATATACAACTACTTCTGAGGGTTGTTCTGGTGTTAGGTTAGTTTCAGCATTGTGTAATGCTTTAGCTAACACACCTTTATCAACCTTAGAGACCATGTGACCCCAGTCTTCAAAAGTATCAAGTACTAGTATTTGCATAGTTCTATCCTTTGTTTGCTACGAGTTTCTTAAAAGAAACCTCATGGACATTATCAATATGAGGATAAGTTTTAGCTAATCTTTCAATTGCTATTTCAACTATCTTACTTCTACTTAGTGTAGTGTTTGGTACTATTCTTTGTCCTAAATCAGTTGCAGTTTTCCAAGTACCAATTTTAATTGCTACTGACTTATATTTATTTGCGTTCATACTATTCCTATTTGTTAGTGTTAGTAGAACCCTTAGTTCAACAGGTAGAAAGAATGATAAAACCCTGCTCTGTTATAAGAACTTAAAGTACGTTGCGTACTAAAAGCTGAACTAAAAGTTCTACAGGACAAATAAGATTAATAAGTTTTAATTACAATTTTCTAAGACTGCCATGACATGACAACTCTACTAATCA